CGGTGGTCATTCGTTCCGGGTGACGAGTACGGCCAGCCCAATATTGCCTCAAAGTCATGTATCAGTCTTTGCACCTTTACCGGCACCGATATCACCTCCCGGTTCCAACTCGTTTATAACCCTCATCGCCGCGTCCGTGCTTTCGGCTAGCGCGGTTAGGCTCGTTTCCATGCTTTCTAGGCGGGCGTTGAGTTTCGCGAATTTATCTTCGATGGTGTCTAGCGGTGGTGTCACCATTACCGGGTCATACTCCCATTTCCAGCCCTCCCATCTATAGCTTCCTATATCCTCCATGTCCGCCCCTTCCGGAGCCTCCAGCCATTCCGAGCCTACAATCTGCGTATCTTCCGACGCCGCCCTGATGCGCCCCGTCTCATCCGTCAATATCCACATGTGCATTTTTACATCCCCCCCTTAAGTTCCTACCGCCATCCATCGCACAATGACGGAATCACCCGCAACGGTAGATGTTGCGTAAATTGTCATAGCTGACGCAGTTGCCGCACCTGTTGACACGCTCCAGCGTCCCGGATTAGCCCCGTATGCCGTAGCGCATGTAGTGGGCTGGCTGGCAAACGCCGGTGAAAACGTGATGCCCGCGTTATATACAGAGTTGGCATTTGTTACGGTAATGGTAACGCTTCCGGCCACCATTCTTAGCAACCCCAAATTAGTTCTTGCCGCCGCCGCAGTTGCTGCGTTGGTTCCGCCGTTGGCGATTGATAACGGCGCGGTTAAGCCGCCATATATATCCAATGGCCGCACAATCCTGAAATTGCCGTTTGTTAAATAACTCCAAACCGTCCTTAAATTGGTAACATCGTACAGAATTACCGAACTTGCTTGGCTTGGCGTATCACCGCGTATGGCAACAGTCCAGTTATTATTTCCCGAATTTTGAAACCTTATATCTCTGGTTGCGCTCGCGCAGTCGTACAGCAGGTTCCCCGTCATCGTCCCGCCCGTCAGCGGCAATGCGCCAACCTGCGCCGCCGTCACTTCGTGCGGGTTGGATTTATCAGCCACATGCGAAGAAATGTCACCGCCACTGCTCCAATCCTCTTGGCACACCTCCAATACTACGCCGTACCCGTCCGTGTATTCGGCATATATCACGAGCGTATTTAAAGGTAGTTGAGATCCTCCGCTTATCGATTGCGGCACAATCAGCGGCGCTGTGATATATGCAGGTGTGTATAATGATTTAACTATCGCTTTAGCGCCGTTGTATGAGTATATTCTGCCATGTCCTACCATGTTACACCCCCTTGATTGCGTTCCGTATGGCGTTGATAAATGCCGCTGTCGGATACGCGGGTACATTGCCCCATGTCGGTATAGTCTTGCCAGCCGCCGTGTAACATGCGGCTATTGCCGTTTGTAACGCTTCAATGCGCAACTTCCAGTCAGCCCATTTGCCCGCCGTGCCCGGTAAGGTTGACGCCGTAAGCCCGTAATAGGCTCTGACGGTATTCACCGCTGTAAGCATCTCCGTTATATCGGCTTGATGGCTTATGGTTGTGTTGGCTATTACAACGCCCGTTGATATGGCCCGCGCCCATTCCTTGATAACGACTGTTATTGTTCGTGACGCCGTATTGCTCGCGGCGTTGAGCGAGTCCAGCACTCTTACGGTGACGGTATTCTGACCCACTATAAGCGTCGGCGTTGCGTTAGCCGTACCACCCGATGCGGACATCCCTTGCACCGTTTGCCATGTGCCGCTGTTAACCGATATCTGGAGGGTTTGCGTTTGTCCGTCAGGTTCCGCTCCAACCATGACGCGCACCGTTGGCGTGAGCGTGAATACCGTCTGATTGTTTGCCGGGAACACGAATGACGGTGTGGCGGGTACGCTATTCCTGCGAACATTACCCGATATACGCCATCCGCTTGATACGCCCAACGCGTCATTTGACCGCACTTGATACCGGATATAACTGCCACGCGCTAAGGTTGGCGCGTGTGTTATCGTCCGTGCCGTGTATGTTCCAAGGTTCGCCCATGCTCCCCATGCAGACGCATCCGTTGACGTGCTGTATTGCACAGTGTAGTTTGACAGGTTCCCGTCCGGGTCTGTACCCGCAGGCCATGTGATGGTGATGTCGCCGCTCTCATATATCGCGGGTGTTGCTGTTAGGCTCGCGGGTGCAACAGGCGCTTGGTTGCGTCTTAAACTATTGGAGGATACGCGCCATCCGCTGTAATAAGATGCCCCCGCCGCGCCACGTGTGCGAACCTGATACTGTCGGTACGTTCCGCGTGTACCGGATGGAGCAACGGAAAGGCTCCCGCTTGTGGCCGTAGTTGTTACCGTGCCTGTTGCCGCCCATGAACCCCAGTTAGCATTATCGGTTGATTCCCGATGTTGCACCTCATAGGATTGTATTGCGTTACTGATTCCACCCGCCGCGCCTGACCATGACAGGGTTGCGTTACCCTCCGACAATGTGGGCGATACGGATACGGATGTCGGCGCGGTTGCGGCGGTGGTTGATAGTTCATAGTCTATTTCGAAGTAGTACTCCGGCGCGTTGCTTGTGTACAGCCCGAACCAACCTGTGCCTGAGCCAGAACCGCGTCTGGTGGTAAACGTAATCGTTCGTCCGTTTTGCGCCAGTATATTCCCCGCATTGGTAAAACTCATATCACCCTGGCGCGTTACTGCCACCCCTCCAGAATCATCAAATGTTCCTGTTGCGGGTATGCGTCCTGCCGCCGTTCCACACGTGAAATCAATGTAAATGTTTGCACCAGCGCGGACATGCCTAAAATAGAATGTTGCGCTATTTATTCGTATTGGTTCTGATACCGTGTTTGGCAAGCTAATTGTTCTTGAGAACGTTGTTGGTGGGGATGATTCCGCAAGCGCGGCAACACTAATATCTACTCTAATTTTCGGCATAACGTCACCTACCTGAATAGAGCGTTGTCGATATAGTTATTGGCCATGTTTATATTGCCGTTCATCTTGAACCCGTTAAGCGTTTCGTTCGGCAAATAACCCGCCTTAATGGCGTTAATCTGCCCTTGTAATTGACCGGCAATATCGCCGTTTTCAAGCAATCCGTTAAGCGCCTGCATGAACGCCTCAAAGCGGTTATACAAAGCTTGTGTCGGTATGGTAGTTATGCCGTCCCGCATGATTCCGCAATATTCCTCGTTGAGCCTTAGGTCAACAATATCATTCGGCTGTACCTCTATCGCTCCGGCGCGTACGCGTACGGACGCAAGATATATCTCATCAAAGTCAAGGTCTCGAACAGGCGCTGCAAACGTCGGATTGCTCGCGAAATCCGCACCCTTCTTGATGATTAGTTCCGCTTGGTTTGTTATCCGATTCAAGCGCAAGCAAACAATATCTATCCGCACCAACGACCCATGCGATGTATCTATGCTTAGCGTTGTCGGGTCAACCTCCATTGCGCATACACCCCAATGCGTGGCGGCTCTTAGCCATGCAAGCCCGGCGCTAACCGTTACGGTCATATTACCGTTGGCCGTGGTTATAAAATGCCCGTCAGCCGCTGTTATGCCGCGTGTGCGCGTTCCAAACCAAGCGCCTAACGCGGAAGCATCATATTCTGTGTTATCAAGCGGGAAACATATCATACAGACACCTCCAATTCGAAATCACTCAGAATCGCAATAATCCTGTTGCCGGTTGATTCATAAACTCTTGTTACCCCTGTTATCATAGCCGTTGCACGCATCCCGAACTCAGGTAGATTTATCGGTATACGGTCGCCTAGAAAGTAATCAACGCCATAGTAAATATTGAGTTGCTCGACATCGCAGCTTATCTTTAGTTCCTTTAACTGCTCCTCAAGTTTTTTATATCCGCGCTCTGTCAGCAAATCCTGATACTCTTGCGCGGTGTACATATGCGTTTCAAAGCTGTAATGATTCGGTATGCTCGTCGGTATAGATACCTGATATTCCTGCTGTATATCCCTCGCGTCAACATATAATTCCCGCCGATTCTCGCCGGTATCGCCTGTCAAATCAACAATAACAACCGTGCGGTCATGACCTTCACCGGCTCCGGCAACTACGGCGACCGTCTTGTATTCTGTAGTACCCTCCACAACTTGCACATTGGTTATGTTCCCAACATCCGTGCCAAAGTAGCCGATATACTCAGGATGCGCCGGAGATGAACGGTCTACCCCTTTATATACTGTTAGTGTTTCAACGCCGGTATCCGGGACGAAAACCACTTTAAACCCTAGCCCTGATAGTTCTGCTATCCGTCGCTCTGCATCAAGCACCGAGTTCCATGTTATCTGTATATCTACCTTATCCGTTAAGCCTATAGGCTCTGCCGTTTCTATCGGCATCCCGCGCCGGTTATCCTTATATATCCGATACATTCCGGCTTCCGCGAAAGTGATATTGTCCGTTTCCATTACTACGCGGTCGCTCAAAAGTTCCGAGGTGATGTCAGCCCTGATTATTAGCCTTTCCTCTGCTTCCGTTATCACGGTCTCCGTGTATGATATTCGTGCCGATGTATCGGAATCCGTGTTGTATAACCTGTTGCCGTCTATCAGCAACGTCCTGTTGTCATCCGTTGCCATCGCGGTTATTTTTACTTCTCCGGGCGCTTGATAGTTTTCTAACCATTGTACTGACTCCTCGTTTTGTAGTATGCCGATTCTTTCACGTTCGGCATTGTATATGAATATCATATGCCTGAACGCACCCCCTCCGGCGCTTCGATTTCAACGCCCAAACCATCCCGCCCGGTGAGTGCATCTATCCTTAACAAGTTCTCTCCGGGCAATAGAGCCATGCGCAAATCACTGTCCGTTGAAAGGTATCTGAACCCGTTCTCTAGTTCCCTTCCGGCTCCCATGACAGTTACACCCTTTTGCCCGAATATAGTTGATACGGTAACATTTTCACCGGGCATCATTACTTTGTTGACCTTAATCTTTTGCCCCGTCCCCATGTGGTATAGTTCGGGATTCTCAACCGTTTTATGCGCTCGGAATATCACGCGGAAGTCTATCGGAACGTTACCGCTGTTGTGTATCTGCGCGAAGTAGTTATCACCGTGTGAGGATATGTAGAACGTTCCTGCTGTGTTGAACGGGAACATGAACAAAGGCGTCAATCCGGTTAACTGTCGCCTGAATGTGCCCGTGGTGCGCCAGTATGGATATCCAGCGAATAAGCGCAACTGAAATAGCTGCGCCCCAATGCCCTCAGAAACATCCGGTGTGCGTTCTGGTATCACGTCAAGATACCATTCCGTGCCGTCCACGGTTGTCTTCAGCACGCCGGGCTGTTGCGGTGCCATCGCGCCCAGCAGCCTCGTCCTGTTCGCGCCTAACGGCTCGAATATGGCTCCGTCAACTGTAAATGAGCGCGGCTTGACGCTTTGGCTAATGACAGACGCCCCGACCTGACCGCTCCCGACTACCGTTGATAAACTAATATCTACGCTGCTTTTCCCTGCAATATCGCTTATCCAAAACGGCGTATCTAGTGCGAAGCGTATCATGCCGGTTGCACTTTCATAGGTGTATACGTGGCTCGCGCTCATTTTATAACCTCCATTATGGCAACTGCCAGCTTTGACGCTTTATCATGTCCTGCGCTTCCCGCGTTAATTCTGATTCAGACAACGGCTTTGGTGTCGTTACGTACTGATTGTAGACAATGCTTTGACCGGGTCCGGCTGTTGCTAATGCAGGTGTCGCTATGTTATGGCTGAATGGATTCACTGACGATACCGCCGCGTCAGTCATCCTATTGGTAGCGGTTATGACGTCAGATATACTTCCGGATATTCCTTCCGCGAACCCTTCGCTAAAGTAGCCGCCTACCTTCATCATGAGTTTTGACGGGCTTGCGGCTTGCAAACTGCTCATGGCCGCGTCATATGCGCTCTTAGCCGCTTGCTTGGCGGCATTGGTTATGGCTGTCGCCCCGTTACTGATACCGTCAGCTATTCCGTCCGCTATAGCCTTGCCGACGCTCAAGAAGTTGCTTTCGATGACCTGTTCGTCTGCCGCCGCCTTTATTCCGGTTATAATGCCGCTAATAGCGGCTTTTACCTTCTCGATGGCATTAGCTATGCCTTCCGAAATCTTTTCTACAATGCTCGTTCCTGGCTCATTAAAACCACTTGCGTCAACGGTCGAATCCGTTTCAGTTCTTCCTGTTCCTATGAAGTCGGCTATAACGGTTTTCCAGTAATCCAACTTTGCCAGTATGCCATCCGCTATCTTTTGCACGATGCTTTCACCGTGAGAAGCAAACTCCGGTATCTTTTCCGTAAGCCCAGATTCCACGGCTCCGACAATCTGACTGATGCCATCATCCATTTTGTCGATGTTGCTTATCATGCCTTGATTGACCGCCGTTACAGCGACTTCACCGGCAAGGTCACCAGCAGTTTCCACTGCCCCGGTCATGATGTCCTCTTGGCTGTTCATCTCATTGTCGAAGCCGCTCCCAAGCCTTTCGGCGGCGGTCGCGCCAGCGTCACCGTAAACCTCATCCATGACCTGACTGACAACTTCTTTGCCGTTTAGCCATGCGGCGTTGATTCGCTCTACTTCCTCCGCTGTTGCGTTCGCCAAGTTCGCTATTTCGCCGGCGGCTTGCGGGCCTTTTTCCTTCATCTCTTGGACAAAATCGGCATCAAAACGCTCCGCCATCATTGCGATATTGGACGACCAATCAAGCATTGCCTGTTGGTTATGTTCCAAATTGTCAGCCATGTTGCTCGCCGTCAGTTCACTTGCCGTTTGAATCTGATTGAACATATCGAGCGCAACTTTTGTATAGCCCTCTATCGCCTTTTCTCGTTCCTTTTGTATAGCGGCCTCTTCATCAGCTATTCTTTGCAGTTCTGCCTTGTATTCTTCAAGCGTAACCCCCATTTCATTAGCGCTTGCTACCATCGCATCCGCTGTTGCTTGAGCTTCCTGCCTTCGCTGTTCTTCTATCTCGGCTTGTCTTTCGTACGCGGCTTGCATTATGTCAGTAGTGGCTTCGATTGCGCTAGCTTGTTCGGATGCCGCGTCGGTTGCATCATTCATAGCCGATACTTGATTCTCAGCGGCTAACAAAGCGGCTTCGGCGGCTTCTTCCTGTGCGGTTGCAACTCGCCCCATAGCTACTACTTGCGCGTCCGATGATTCGACCATGACGTTAGTTGCGTTGTCGAGTGCTAAAGATGTTATTTCAATCTGCACTGTTAACTGTTCTTCTGTTTCTGTTAATTGTTTGAGTGTTTTATCATATTGACTCCATCCGAAGATGTTTGTGCCTTCTGCGTCAAGTTTCGCTTGTATGGCGGCTCTTTGCGCTTGAACTTCCTTTAATTTCAACTCCGCTTGCGCCTGTTCGTCGATTAACTGGTTGGCACGTTCCCTTGCAGCGTTGGTTTTTGCTTCCTCTTTTTTAGCCTCAATAAGCGCATACGTTTCGCTTGCGGTTCTATTCAGAGCGTCACTTTCGGCATCATACGACATATTCAACTCAGGCATATATTTGTTTAGCTGGTCCACCATAGCGGCAAGTTTCGCCTTGTCTGCCGCTGATTTATTTTCTGCCGCCGCAAGCTCATACACCTGGTCTGTAAGCCTTGACGTCATTGTCGCATTATCGATAATTCCTTTAGCCTTGTCCTCGTATGCTTTGGCATTATCCTCTACAGACTTTGTAAGTTTATCTGTCGACTCTATCAGCGCTTCTGTTTGCAACCTTAATTCCCTTTGCTCTTCTGTTTCTTTGTTGAACACAGCAGATAAACCTATAACAAGACCGGTAAGCAGAACAATGCCTGCGACTATAAGCCCTATCGGGTTTGCCGCCATCGCCGCGTTCCAAAGCCATTGCGCCGCCGTGACAATCTTGGTCTTTGCCGCGAGTAAAGTTTGTGATAGTGAAAACCCGCCCGTAGCTGTTGTAGCCAGCGCGCTTACCGCATTGTAAGCTAATATCGACAACGCCACTGCCCCGATGACTACATTCACCGCGTCAAAATTCTCTGATAACCACGAAAGTGCATCCGCGATAGGCTGGAATATCGGCGAAATTTCGCCCAACCCTTCCGCTATTGCGCTGATAATACTTGCTCCTGCGTCAAGTAGCACGGGAACACCTTCGATAATAGCAGCCAGTAATTTCTTGATTATTTCCGGTGCTTCTTTTGTCAATGTTGTTACTGCACCGACTAATCCTTTCGCTAATTGAACTAGGAACTCAGCAGCTGCCGCAATGAGTTGCGGCGCCTTTTCAATCAAATTGCTAACTAATGTAGTCACCATTTCGACCGCTGCAGGGATAAGTGTAGGGAGTGCATTCCCTATTCCGGTTATCAATTCTGTTACAAATGACATTCCTGCGGAAAGTATGTCACCTGCCTGCCCCGCAAGCATTGTGATAAAGTTTGTAACAATAGGTATAGCCTCGGCGGTCAATCCGGGAAGCGCATCCGTTATCCCCTTTACCACGGACAAAAAGATGTTTGCACCGGCAGAAAGTAACGTTGGTAGCGCATCCGCAATTAGCGACGTTATATCGCCGAAAAACGCGCCAAATGCAGCTGACAATTCCTCTGTCGAACCTTCGCCTGATATGAGGTTCTTAAACGCATCGAGCAGCCCTGATACCGACGGAAGCATTTCTTCTACAACACGCGTTCTAAATGCGTTTGCCATATCGCCTATTTGTATCTTAGTTTTATTCATTGCCGCATTGAGTTGAAACATCTTACCGGCATCAGTCTTCGCGAGCGCGCTGTTAACGCCGCCCATGCTTTCCGAAATTATGTCGGCGAGTGCGGCAACGCGTTCCTGCTCTGACCCGTACTTAAATATCTCTTTTTGTGATTCATCAAATGCAAAACCTTGTTTAGCTATTCCGTCCGTATTCCCATCTAACGCTTTACCTAATGCAGTTGCAACATTTACAGCCTGCTCGGATGTCGCATTAGCGCCGTATTGAAAGGCTATGTAGTCATTTAGTATAGGCAGCATGCCTTCCAGTGATTCAGAACGCTTGAGATAAGATGACATCTCAGCTAGCGCGGCAACTTGTGCTGTCTGTGAAACGACACCGGCCATTTCATACGTAGCGGCGAGTTTTACAATGCTGGCTATCTCTTGGTCGCTTGCGTCCATCGTGTTTCGCATAACGGTCGCTAGCTTTGTTTGCGCCTGTGCGAATTCGTTTGATGCAGCCATCGCATCCTTGATATATCTGAATGCGAATGCACCCGCTGCCGCTGTCGCTGCCAGCGCGACCTGCCCAACAGCTTTTGTAACTTTGCCCATCCCGCTTGTAAGCTTCTGGCTGAATGTTTCACCATGCTTCGTTGCGTCTTTCAACCCATTGTTTAACCCTTTGCTGTCTAGTCCGAGCGTGGCATATACCGTGAATAGATTGGCAGCCATGTATATGCCTCCTTCTGGCATGATTTTATTGCTTAAAAGTTGAATGTACTGTAAAATAACTCAAAAAACAGGAGGTATAACCCATGAAACGCTTTATTGCCGTTATCGCTTGCCTCGTTCTTTTATTGTCATGCGCCCCCGTGTTCGCCATGGAACTCGAAACACTTTCGTTCGATGAACTTATAGAACTACACAAAGCAACATTCAATGCTATCGTTTCTCATCCTGATTTTAAATCCGTCGCCGTTCCACCGGGCACGTACGAGGTAGGAAAGCATATCCCCGCTGGCGAGTATACGCTTTCCACAAATGATATTATGGCTATGATAGTAAAAAACGGTTTTGATGACATGCAAGTTATTCAAAAAGATGGTGCGGTTGGTCGGTATATCCTTAAGAACGGAGACACAATCGAAACATCCGGCACCATATACTTCTCGCCATTTGTCGGCTTAGGGTTCTAACTTATTTTTCTTTTTAACATCACAAATTGCCGTTTGACTGATTCCTTCGTTATCAGCGGTTCTTCCGGTTTCTTCGGATACGCGACTTCATGCCATCGTTTCATTGACGGTTCTTTCTCGCTTATAAACCGCATATCCGTAGCCATCGCCCATAAACAATCGTATAGATAGTTTTCGCGCAACCTTGTGGCCTTCACCTTTGCCGCGAAGTACTCTACAAACGGACGCATCTTCATTGTACGCGGAAGTTCTGCCGCAATGATTATGGCTTGCCCTGCTCCGGCGGCTCCGCATAGGATAAAAAACTTCTGAAGTCTGTTTCCTTGAACACGCTGAATAGCTTGCTCATTATCTTCGGACCGACATATTTCTTGACTTCGCTTGTCGGAACTTCATCGACGATTGACAATAAGCTGTATGCTATATCCCGATGTTGCGTAGCTATAAGCGGGACGATTTTAGAGACATCCCGAGCAAATACGGTTGCGGTTTCACCCTCAATAATGCTTCGCATCTTGCGTATTACTTTCCTGTCGGGAGCCTTTTTCCTCTGCTCAATAGCGATAGTTTCCTGCGCGTCCGCTATGGTTTGATTTACCCCGCCTATTTGCGCCTTGATAATTTCTAACTCGCTCAAGACGGGGAGAATAGGGGATAAAATCCCGATAACATCAAAGAATTCATCCCCCGTCAGCTCATGCAGTTTTCTCATGCGCTTTCTCCTTGCTTTGTTTATTCTTCTGGTTCAATCGGTTCCGGCTCTTCCGGCGGCTCAACCGGCTTTGTCGGCGCTTCGAATATAACGAGCTCGTACGGCGCGTAATCCATATCCGCAAAATCGTTATTGAAACCGGTAAACGTGACCGCCATTTCCCCCTCGTTTTTATCGGCTCCGGTGATATCGACGCTCCCGGTATTCATCGGGTTGTAGAGCGTGAACAGGATGATAGCCCCGTCAGAACGTTCGCGCACCCATGTTAGAGACTTCATATAATCGCCTTGTTCGATGCGAAGACGCTCGCGAATAACAGTCTTGGTTCCGACCTTTGTCACGTTGCTTGACGGCATGATGCGCCTCAGGTTGGCGATGTTGAACTCAAGCAAGGTTGTTTCGATGCGAGGCTGTACTGTGTCCTTTACACTGTCGCCTTTGAAGCGTACCCGCGAACCGTCGAACTCGATTTGACGCATCTGCGCCTCACTTATAAAATGATTGCCGCCTCGGGTTACGCCCAGGCAGTTCTCACCGTCCATTTGTGTAATAATGGCGTCAAGAAGCTCCTCATGGTCGGCTATGCCGTCGTAAATATCCTTGAAATCTTCAATCAGCGTGCCGGAATCCTTTGCCAGTACGCTAAATCCCTGTGCGCGTGCTCCGGTAATCATGTTTCATCTCTCCCGTCTTTTTTATTGCCCCTGGTTTTCTTCGCCTTCACAAGCTGTTGAATAGGCGGTTTCGGTATCTCTATATAGTCAGTGATTCTTTCATTGCCGTTAAGGGTAACAGAATTGCCGTGCAATACGCCGGTTTTTTTGTTCTGCCATACACGGTTATACTTGGCTATGTAATGCTTTTTTTGCACATTTTTCACCTCACGTTGTGTAGTTTTTGATGATTATGCGAATGATACCGCGAGCAATAGCCGTGTTGCTCGGTTCGTCCATGTAGTCGATAAATGGCGTCGAACGGTAAATGATTATCCCCCCGCTATCGCCTGTTCTAATTGCTACGCCTTCCTCTGGTATCGCCTTGGCTGCCTGCTCCAGCACGTCATCAATACGCGCATAGATGTTTTGCACCTGCAACGGCGGGCTGTCCCATATCGACGCGCTTGATATCGTGGATTCCGCGAACGGCGTACGCACGATTTCGAATGTGACATAAGGGAACTGCGGGCTTGATATAGGCTTGCCGGTCGCGTCCCTGAATACGACAGTTCCCGCCGCGAACGCCGGTATGGGACGCGGTGGTGTGTGGGAGTTATCAACGAACTGCGACCAGAACGTTTGATATGCTTCTCTGATGTTTTTCATCGCGGTCCAATTCTCACCTCCGCGTCCCTTGTCGTTACAACAACCGGGAATACTTGGAACTTTGACGCCGCCGGTTCAGGCGACTTCTGCGGTATGCCTGTTACGCGGTACATCATACTGTCAGATTCGCGCCTGAGTATCTCATTAACCGTTATCGTCACTCCGATATCCGTGACCATGTTGTAATGTATCGACAGGTCTTGCGCTTCCGCGACCCTTATCTCGCTTTGCCGCGCCATCGTAAGACCTGCCATGATGCGCTCTCCATCGGATAGCGACCACGCTACCCCGAATAACTGTATGTCGCCTTTCGTCCAGTCTTGGATGTAGTACGCTTCCTTATAGTCCGCTAACGGCATTACAACCTCACCGCCTCAAACAGCCGCGTATATGGGCGTAAACGCCCCGAAAACGCCGTCTGCCATGTTATAGGCATGTTGTTATTGTCGGTTGCTTTCGTCCAACTATGGACGCCCAGAACGCTTTCAGACGCGTACCCTGTTTCTTTGCCGCTCCCTGCGCTGAACTCCATGACATCCCGCGCCAACGTTATCATTGACGGTTCAATCCTTAACCACCGTATGATGCCCTCAAACGCTTCCGCGCCGTTGACAACCGGCTCGTCATCCGTGCCGTTAAGCAACGGATAGGCTCCTTCGTACCCTTCGCCCAGCTTATAGATGCCGTCGTTGATTCGCGAGCCTGATATGTGTACCCATTGACCGTTAATGTACGTGTTGACATCAAGCCCTTTTAGGATGCCGTGAACCGTGACGCTGAACTCGCCGCGCTCCTCTTCGACTATCAGTTCACCCGCACATTGACAATGACGGATGATACCTAATAGCGCCTCGTTTAGTTTCATTCCGCGCATCATCCTCCTTGTAGAGTTTAAGCCCGATTTTAAGCCCGTGTGGGCGTTTTTCTGGTTGGTGTTACCTTGTTATCTGCCGTTGGCTTTGGTGTCGTTTTGGGCTTGTTTTGCGGCTCTTTAGGCGTTTGTGCCGCTTTGGGCGCGGGATGGGCTTTAGTCTCTACCCATCCCGCGCTAATAAACGCGTCAATCTGCGCCTGGCTTGTTAGTTCGAAAACCATGCCGCCCTTCTCAACGAACACTGTCATCAGCCGCCTCCGGGAGGTGTGGTCGGTGCTGTGTGCACATAGATGGCGTTTTTCTTGTTCTTCAACACAAACGCGTCAAAGAACACGCGACCCTCGATAAGCCAGCCATTGATTCCGGGCGGGTTATCGTGGACTTTGTAATCCATCAACTTCAACGGCGAAACTGCCGCGATTCTGTTCGTGATAATGAAGTTAACATCGGTAGGCAAATAGGACGCGGGCGCGTAAATCAGCGGTACGCCTTCGACCATTCCGACCTGACCATTAGCCAGCATCCCTTGTGCGATGTCGGAAGCCTGGATGAACGACGCGTCAAGCCTTATCGCCTTGTAGAATGCCGAACTAATGAACGCAAACGTGCCGGCTAAAGGCGCTTTGTTGTTAAGCAGTGTAGTTACGCCATCAAGGAACGCGGAATAGGCGTCAGTTATTGCGCCAGTGCCGGTATTGCCAGCGTTGGCCGCTAACTGCGCTATGCGGTAAATGTCGATATGCGGGATAATAACCTCGTCAATCTGCCTGCGTAGTGCCGCACCGGCTTCCGTTACCATCATCTGGTCAGAGTAGTTCCTGCGGTCAATCGTGGTCGTGAACCCTTTATCCTGCGCCAGCGTCAACGGCTGTAAAGATGTCCCGAGTTCGCCGGGCGTTCCGTACCTCTGATTGCCTGACATCGTGTAGTTGTTGAGCGGCGCGACATCAACACTGTAAACGTTGACCGTCTGCACGCCGTCCCATTCGTAATCATTGTTGAAAGCGTTCTGAGTGATGCTCGCAAGCTTGAAACGCTCATCAACGACCGGGCTGTATTTGGATGCGTAATTCAAAGCCATTTGTTACCCTTCTTTCTTGTCATTTTTGTAGAATCCCATTAGAAATGGATCTGTTTCTTTTTCCGGTAATCCCTGTTGTCTGTGTTCAGGCGGTTTCTGCTTGAGCCTCTCATTAACTCCGGCTGTTATTCCGGTTGTTACCAACTTCTCAAACTCGCCTTTCGGGTGATACTCGTATCCCGCGAGCATATCAACCCGCTTCTTGACATCATCAGCCGTCGCGCTCTCAAAGCTGAACACATCCAAAAACGCCTCCGGTATCTTGCTTTCCGCAAGCATCGCTACCGTTTGCGCCTTCAAGCTTTCAGTCTCTTTGTCACGCACCCGCGCCGCTTCGGCCTCTTTGTACTTCTGCTCGAAGTACCGCGCTTTTTCGTCTGATGTCATCGCCTGCAACCTTTCGGCTTCCGTCAGCTTCTCATCCGTCAGCCTTTGCTGTTTCTGCAAAGCGTTGGCAACCGCTGTCTGTGTGGACTTGGTTACGATTTTGTCAATGAAACTCTGTAGCGTCTTGTCTGTCGTGTACAGTTCTTCATACGACGGCGGTTTCGTTCCCATTGGCTTCGGCTGTTGTGCCGGTGGCGTCGTTGGGTCGTTTTTCGGCTCCGTGGTTCCTTCTGTTGCCTTGTTGGCCTCGTCTGCCATTGTAATCCTCCTAGCCCTCGCCGTTCATGCCGGTGAGTACTGTTTAATATAATCAAGCCCCGTGTGACGCGGAGCCGGATGTCGGTGTTATGCGCTCTTGTATAGCATCGCCTTTTGTATTTCTCTTAAAACAATATGCGCCGGTACAAAGATGCATGATGATTCCCATCCGTTTGACCTCTGTTTCTTTTCCATGTATGTGTCTTTCCACGCCGCGCCTTTTTCATATGCGACCTTCCGCAACAATGCGAACGGTATGAAGTAATAGTCATTGCTGTCTTCCGGTTCGAAAGAATACAGAATATAGTCTACATCGCTTGCCGTGCTAAATGTCCAGCCTATTTTTCGCGGTTCAATCACTGACAGCGTTTCAATAGCAAGTTCAGGCTCATTGTTTCGCCACCATCGCGACGCCCCTGCTTCCCTGCGTTTTGCGTCCACGTTGACAATAGCGCCCATCTTCAGCCGCGCACGATAATCTATGCCGCTTTTATCCGTAGTGATGTCAGTCTTTTCTACGGATATGCATGTGTGCCCTAGCGCGTGTTGTATGCGCTTCATATCGTCAATCAAGTTCGCGCCATTGCTGAACGCAAGCTTTTGGTTAAAATCATGAACCGTCATTTTCACCCCACACTGTCCACCCTTCGCGCTTTTTCCTGCCGAATATGTCGATAAACGGCGCATGACTGCACGTGCTGACCAAATCGTAAAAGGCATCCGGTTTTGCGCTGTGTCCTTTGCCGCGAGGCGCTTCAAAGTGTGTTCCTGCATCCTTGCGCTTTAGCGGCTGACTGCCCTTAATAGCAAAAAGCACCTGCTCGGTGCTTCCCCTGAAGTAGTTTCCCATACCGTATGATGGTTTCACCCACGTTATGCAGGTGATATAACGGAATCCCCATGCGTCAATCAGTCGGAACGCTTTGGGTAAACTGCGGTTCGTCGCCCACAAATACAGGTGGCAGTTCTTGTCGGCTATCTTGCTTATCGGCAGCGCTTCAATATCCTGTATCGGCATAGTGGCGTAATCCGGTTTCGCTCGCCCGAGTTGGTTGACATCGCCTTCGTCTCCCCAATCCCAAGGAGGGTCAATCACGATGGTTTGAAATAGTCCCTGCGCATCAAGCGGGTTGGCAAGTGCGATTACCTTTTCAGCGTTCTGAACACGCTCTAACTCACGGGCATCTTCCTTTATTGCCCTTTCTGCTTCTATTACGCTCGCCGTCCCTGATTCTAGCTTTTCTACGACTGCCGGGTTCTGCAAAGCGGTTAGTTCACGGCCTGTTGGGTTGAATACTGATACTGGCTTGCGCGGGTATTCTTTTCCGTCCGCGCCTACTGAGGTGTGCGATTCGCACAGCTGGTTGTCCGCCACCATTTCTTTTCGCGCTTGGCTAACAGTGGAATTGCTCACACCCAACCCCGTAGCTATCTGCCTGTCGGAAACTTCCGGCGTATCGGCAAGCTGCTCGCGTATCAACCCGCGTTTCTGCTCCTGTGTAAGGTGACGCCGCGCCATGTTCAGTTTGCGTGCGTGTGTACGCTTTTGCGTTTCTGTCATCCCTAGCCGTATGACACGCGGGTATTCCGTTATCCCCAGTTCCGCGCATACCTTTGACCTGTGATAACCGTCTAATACGTTCCCGCTCTCATCGTATTCGATAGGTATCATAACGCCGCGTTCCGCGATATCATCCTTTAGAGACTGGTATTCTTCGGCTGTTAGTTCCGGCATGACTTGGTAGTTCATACTTAACCCCTTTCTTTAACCCTTAAAAATAGGCATAGAAATAGGCAGAGAGGGTCAGGCTCTGCCTTTCAGATGTGCACTCTGTTCTATGCGGTATAAAGCCTTTCGGCGAATACCCTTATATATGCAAAAACCGCCCATACAGGCGGCATATGCCGGGTGAAAATTGTCCCGCTTGGTTTACTGTCCGAATCCCTCGCCTAGTTCCTGCTCGATTATCTTCCGGTAGTCGCCTTGATAATTAAGCACAGCATCCTTGATGAACGGTCTGCCGGTCATCTTGTAGGTTCCTTCGTGGACATAGATAGCGTATTCAACCGGTGTGCCGATGACAACCTCATCATTAGCTGGTTCCGCTTGATACGCGATGCTTGCCCTTAACCGCCCGGTATCGACCGCGCCCATTCTGGTTATTTCCTCCGTTGCCCTACGCTGTGCGTGGATGCCTACCGATACAAGCGCCTTCGCCTTGTTCCGCTCGAACTGCGCGAGCACCGCAGCGGTGTTGTCTGTGAATTCTACGCTCATGCAATCACCCCTATAAAACGCAATACCATGATGACTAGAATCACTCGCACGGCGAAGCGCACAATCGCTAATATAATACTGATTATGTCTGTTGTCTTGTCCATATGTGCGCCCTCCAATCAAAAACCGCCCGGAGGCGGTTAGTTGTTCCCCATTTCTAACAAAGTATCAAGCAACGGTTTCCCGTCCTCGCCGAGCCATGAAGCATATTTAACAGCATCTTCAAACAACATACGGTCATCATAACGCCCTAACGCCTCCCCATATGGCGCGACCTCATAACGTATGAATCTTTCTATTTCTTGTTTTGACCATCTCATATTGACCCCTCCGAGAACACGGCTCCATAATTCGAGGCGTTGTTTCTGAGCCATCCATTCGAGATGTCTTCCACCATTCCTCGCACCTGACTATCGGTTCTGTTACGCCCATATTTCTGTGTTGCGAGCCTTTCGGCTTTCATCCGCAAAGTAGCCCCGCTAGGCACTGCCTTCACCATATCCTCTCCGAGCGTTTTGTCCCATCCAGACGCCCCGCGAATAAGGCTAACAAACCGTCCGTCTTGTGTGACAGCGCGCATTTGATGCCCATTGTCAGCTATTATTGATTTTACATCTCCAACACTAAATGCACAAGTTCCAGACGGGTGGTTGTGAGTGAAAATATTATTTTTAACAAGCTCCGGAGGTGGTTCTATCTGTCCCCTACCGCCAATCCCATGCCAAATAAAATTGCCATCCAAGTCTATAATGTATCCATGCTCAACGTTCTTGTTTCTTATTTTGTCTTCGTAATCGTGCAGTGTTTGGGCTAAATCCTCATACTTTGCGCCTTCAAGTTTGACATCCTCATCAAACCCTGCCAACACCCCGACTGTCACGCAACGGCAATTCACCACCTGCTCGGGCGGTCCGTTCACATCCCCGGGTTGCATCAGCCCGTTGCTGAATGGTTCGTCAAGTTCTGCCGTCTCGCCGTCAAGCTGTAGATGGTCGGGTCTTGTCCTTGCGTCCGGCGTGGATATCCACCGCTTTTTCATCTGGATGCCGTGTTGGTCTCGGGCTTGCGTGAATCCCGTCATGCGCCCTTGGTTGACTACCCGCGTTGTTTCAGTTCTCGCGATTGTCACCGCTTGCCTTCGGCTTGTTTCCGCAACCGCCTTGATGCGCGTCGCTATCTTCGGGATGCTTTCGCCGTTCAATACCGCTTGCGTCAGTGTGTTTTGCAACCGTTGCACTATTACCTTGTCTTCGCCCAGCTTGCCGTATGCGCGTTCCCTGACATACCCACCGGCGATATCGCGTTGCGTGCGGACGTATACCTCCCGCGCTCCAACCTTGGTGAACGGCTGATTCTCACCGCTCAATATCGCCGCTAACTGGTTCCGGTCGTGGACGGCGTAATTGACATTGAACCCGATTTGCTTGTTTATCGCTTCAAGCGTCCCTTGATAGCTTGCGCCGAATACGTCTAGCCTTGCGCCTTCTATCAGCTGAGCCGCCGTTTTGCCGCTGTTAGCTATCTCTTTGGCGATATTGTTCACAATACCGGTTGTCCTTTGCACCTGCATTGTGTAATTGCGTCTCGCCCGCTCAAGGTCTTTCGCTGACGCGTTCGGGAACTTGGATTCATCAAAGTTCACCAGCTTGGCAATCGCCTTTTCGTTGTTCTTGACCGCCGTTGTATAGGCGTCGTTATAGGTCGTTTTTAGGCGCGTATCAAGGTCGTTTAGTATGGTGTTAACATCGCTCAACCTTTACGCCTCCATGCCGTTTTCGGCGGTTATTTCGCCCCCTGTGCCTATTGCTAACGCGTCACCTTCAACCGCCGTTAAAACCTCCTGCGCCTTGTCTATCCCGTATAGTTTTTCCATCGCCGTCATGCTGTCCATCAGTTCCGCCGTGCGTAAATCTATCACCTGTTGCGGTGTCGTTATCTGCACCGTATCGGCATCAATTCGCGCCAATTCGCTCGCCGCGTCAACATCTATACCGGAAACTGATATCGCCGTTTCGCGGGATAATAACCCGCTAGCTTTAGCCTCCGCCGCTCGCTTGATAAGCATGTCGGTATCGGTCGGCACGTTAGGTTGGAATGACACATCAACCGTCCTGAAATCGTACGCCGTGCCATGCTTAAGGTTGAATCGATGCGTCACTAGCTCCCATAACCTGAGCATCCCGCGCCGGAATACGCGATAAACGATGCTAGCGGCTTGGTCTGTAGCAAATAGCGAATAGCCTAACGCTACGCCGGATGTGTTGCCCGATACCGTTACCTTGCTCATATCAACCGATGACGTCATCATCAGTATCATGCCGTCAAGATACTTTAAGTATTCTAGCGACCCTGTAAAATCAACATCCTTTAACAGCCATTTGATATCCGCGCCGTCATGCAGGAAGTACGCGCTAGCCTCATACAGTTCTTTCTCCTCGCGTTTCCATGCCGGGTTGACCGTTCTCAACGCGTCGCCATTACTGTCGCGTTTAACATCGCCGTTTTCGTCCCGGATGTCCGTAAACATCGCGTTTTGCGGCGTGTACCCGCTTATCATCAGCTTAGCCTTGTCGTTATACTTCAACGCCTCACTGACGTTTGTTACTACCGTTTGCGCCGCGTCAATCATATCTAGCGCGGGCTCAAACGCCGCCATACCGTCAGGCTCTTCAAACGCGATAATCGGCACGTCGTTCGGGATGTTTTGAGACGGGTTGCCCCAGTGCATCGCCTTTTCGGTGACTGTCGTTTCCTTGCCGTCGATGTAGTCCGTAAACGGTACTAACGCGCCTTTACCGTCATATATACGCTTGTATTCAGCCGTGACAATCTCGACACGCATATCGGCATCCTGCCCCCAGATTCGCACCAACGCGACCGGATACGGCGGCGTACCGAAATCGTATATGCACACTGTATTGAGCGCGTCAAGCTGGACATACACCAGTTCGTTTTGTTCATTCTCACTGACATATAGATACGCCGCTGACTTGACGAGATAATCCTTCGCCAAATCCGCAAACGTCGCGCCGTCATCATTGTACCGGCGCACATGGTCTAGCCGCTCTTGGTACTCATCAGCGTACTCGCTTTCGGAAACCGTGTATACCGGTGGTTTCCCGGTCAGATAGCCTAACAAAGTCTTGACGATATAAGCTTCGTACGTTAACCCTAACTTACCCGCGCCCGCGTTCATCAACGCGTTCCGGTTACGCTTCCGGCTGTACCGCTCATATAACATGCTTCGATGCCGTAAGCATGTGCTCGCCTCGCCGACCAACGCGAGCAGTTTGTCCCTGTTGATGCCGCCGAAAAATGACCGTTCGCGCTGAATCATTTGCCTTCGCACTCCTTACATTCTGAATGATGACGTGATGATTCCACTAGGTTTTTCTAGCCGTCTAATTATGCTTGCTAGAGAGTCGGCGCAATCATCATGTTCCGCGTCTTCTGTGTAATCCAATATTTCGTTTATGTAGTCGCTGTCGGTATCGTCAAGGAATACTATCCGGCTCCAGCACCGTTTCAAGTACGTAGAAATCTTAATGAATTTGTTCATACCCTCATGGTACGGCTCGTTCGCGAACCCGCCGCGTCTGCGTATCTCTTTAGCAAGATACCCTTTATCCGCGTTTGATTCCGTGTCGATGCTCCCGGCTTTGTAATGCGCTGTCAATGCTAGATACTCATCAAGACAGTTGTCTATATGCGTCTTCCGCAGCTTGCCTAACACGTATATCGTGTCGCCATGTTTTCGCGCTATCGTGAACGCGCTCCCGTCCTGACCTCCGTATGCCGCGTCAATATGCGCGATGCCGTTGTATATACGAGTAACATCCGGCGTGAAGTTTGGCGGCGTGTCGAATAGCGCGTCCTCGGTTGCGATGTGGCGCAGTTCGTAGTTCGACGCGAACAGTGACGGCGTCATTGACGCCCTTAATCCTGCTATCTGTTCCGCGTTCAAAAGCCCTGTACTGTGGCAATCATACCGCTCGATATTCGGCATAAGCGTGAAACTGTCTTCTTTGTGCCACGGCGTGCCGGCGTTGATTATTCTCCCGCCGGGATTTCGTATATTCTGCAACTCTTGATATACGGTTTTTGTGCGTTCCCTTTCCGCTCGTGATACCCTGTCGCGGATATTGACAATATCATCCGTGATGATGGTATACGCGTGTTTGCCGGTAAGACTGCCGCCTATACCCATCCCCAGCAGTTGCGACGCGCCGGACGCGCCATGCCTCACCGATGTGTCAATCTCATACGAGTTGTCCCGTACCAACGCGAGCGGCTCACCATACATCGCTTCCGTTATCCTTGCCGCGTACGGCGATACCAGCATTCGCCTGACCTGCGATACAATCTCTATTACGTCCGTGTCGGTCTTCCGCATAAACAGGATATTGCGGTTCGGGTTCGTTATCATCATGATTGCGATAGCCACGCTTACACAGGATGTCTTATAACTGCCCCGATGCGCTTGCAACGTCATATCCTGCTTGCCGTTTAGCATCTTGTCCAGCCATGCGCCGTGCAGCTTGTGGCTCAACAGACTGAACCCACACGCTTTAGCTATATCAATCGGGTTGTTCCGGCAATATGTCGCTATCTCTGTCGGCTTGCCCTTCGCTAAAATAGCGTTCCAACTCATCCGCTACATCATCCTTTGATTCCGTCAAGTGTATACGTGAAACGTCACTTTGTCCTAGGTAGTTCTTTCCTAGGAATATAGCCATTGCCGTGTTTTTTTCGGCTAAACGCCATTGATGGCGGCGTAATGATATTTTGCCAGCACTCCGCTTTTGAGCGTAAACAAGGGAGAAACCTTGTCCGTAAGTCCTTTTGCAAAAACCTTCAAGTGTTTTTTCGGTCACATCAAACCATGTGCATATCTCTTCTCGCGTGCATTGCAACCCGCACAGGCTCACAAACTGCTTCGGGTCTATTTCCTTAAGCGGTCTCGCCATTAAAACCCTCTCCCTTGATAACTAGTATTTCTCCCGTTCTAAAGTTTAGCGCCCTTTTGTCCGTTTCGAATATGCCGGTATCTAGTAGCGCTCTGTAAAACTCAGCCTTTGAGTACTTATCCTTCCTGTAAATCATCTTTAACCAGAAATCTAGTTGTGCTTTATCTTTCGATAGTTCTACACCCATACGGCAGGCGACATGATTAAACGGTGACGGAGCGCCAACCAGAATACGCGCTGAATGGGCGCGTAAGCGGTCGTACCATCTTTTTGTTGTTTTTATGTCGATGTAGTTTTCATGGTTTATGCTCCACCGCTCATCGTATAACGGCGTATAATTCTGATACTGTAGGTTCGTAAACTCTAGCTGTATCAGCCTGTTGTTGTGAACACGGTCAAACATGCGACATAGCATGTCGATGTATCGCTCATAGTCTTCTGCCGGTTCATACCCTGTAATATGGAATAGCTTCAGAGTCAAATTATCAGTGTTTGTTTTTTGTATCGCCTTGAATATATCTTCGTTTGATAGAGGCTTGCCGAATCTCTTACGGTTCTCGCATGTGGCGAACTCAATCCCGCACCTGACAAGCGTACCGCTGACCGGTCGCTTCAAGTAGTCTGCCAGTAGCATGTCTTTGGTTCTGCTCGCATTATCGTTTTCGTACTGATTGCTGACGGTCATTAGATGTATCTTGTTTTTACGTGCGATTTCGTGCGCAGACTTTATTCTGTCCGGCGTGTTTATTTGATGCGCATGTGTCCATGATGTGAAGCAGAAAGCGCACTTGTTCCTGCACCCGACGCCGCCAAGGTAATACGCCTTATTCCGTTCTATCTGGCACACCGGAATCATTTCCCAGTCAATGAATGTGCTGGAATATAGCGGGGCTTCTTTCCCAGAATAGTAACAATGTTTTGATTCTGCTATCTCTTCTATTGTTTTCAAATGAATGATACCAAATATTTCTCCCACCCATACGTAATCAGCGAGAAGGGATACGCTCCAGTAATTGAATGCGTAATGACCTCCTGCCAGAATAGGGATTTTTGCAGTCTTCTTGATTCCGGAAAGTTTCCACATGTCCATAACGTCGCAAAGTGAAACAACTATCAAATCAGCGTCTTCTTGACAGTCGACAAAAACGTGACTTATTGACAGCATTTTATGCACTAACGTCCATGTCATGAATCGCGATTTCCCAGATTGATATTGCGGGAAGAATAACCTCATCCCGCACCTCTTAGCAACTCAACTACATGCCTTTTAGCCGTATCTTCACCCAAACTTCTGCTGGCGTTGTATAGGTCATGTGTTTCATCAGCAATATCAAATATTAACGCTCCGATAACTACGCGCACGTTACTTCCGTTTGCCATCCTGCTACCGCCGCCATCGCCGTCACCGTCAAACGCTTCAAATTCGATGCTACTTTCATTGAATCCAAACTCGCCCATATCTATATCAAATATCGTATCCAGTTCCGCGTCAAGCAATCCGAAATCCCATTCGCTTTCATTCGTCTTATTATCCGCGAGTCGTAACGCCTTAAGCTGAACATCGCTTAATGTATCCGCGATAACGCAAGGGACTTCCGTATGCCCTAACTGCTTCGCCGCAAGTAAACGGCAATGACCAATGACGATGGTGTTGTCCCGGCTTATGACTAGTGGCTGTTGCCAGCCAAATTCCCTGATGCTGTTGGCAACGTGTTCTATCTGCGTTTGCGGGTGTTTCTTGGCGTTCTTGGCATACGGCTTAAGCGCACTAACCGCCCTCATTTCGATAACCATCATAACCCCCCCCTACTACGAAATATAACCCAACTTAAATACCGTCCCCCTTCTCGGAGAACGGTATCTTGTTGGCTTCGCCTTATTGACATTATAAACCATAAAGTAGTCGCGTGCGCCACCATTTTTTTCTACTTGTCCCATTCGTGTAATATGCACAACAATTTATTGCAAAGTCGGTAGAATTGATTCTCACCGCATAAGGGTCTCGGTATAATCCGCCAATAAGGTTGTCTGTAACATTGGTTCTGAATAATCGCCTTCGCCATATCCTCGTCACCGCCAGCCCGTTTCGCGGCGTTCTCTATCTGCTCGCAATGCTCACTCAGTTTGTCCCGCTTGATAACTAATACCGCTACCGGGTCGGATGTACCGCTTCCGCGCACATGTCCGTCCATCCTCGCACCGTGCAGGGATAGCAGGTCGTTAAGCATCCGCTTGTTCTTCGGATACTGACGGCAACGCCACTTGAGTTCATAGTAGCGTTCGCGGCTTATGCCGTATCGTTCCATAGCGAAAGGACGTTCTTTCATGCGGCGACCTCCGGTTTCAAAATGGCAGTTCACCCGTGTCTGAGTAGCGTTCAATTTGTACGTCTTCAACTGTTGCCATCATCGTTGGAGTTAACGCGTAAAATACTTTCCCTTTACACAGCCTCGCCAGTCTGATTGCTTCGTCTTCCGCACTTTTGATTGTGTTATGTCTATAGGTTGGCGGGAATTCACCATTTGAATCCCACACTACATAGAACGGCGGCCCTTTGCGTTTCTCAGTCATTTATCGTTCTCCATTTCGCTTATTCTTCATCCCAACATTCAGGACAAATGCACCTGTTATAGTCATCATAGCTCCAGTCGTTTGCTTCAAACATTTTACGTGCTTCAACTATGCTAATGTTGCCTGTTATGTATACACCATAACCACACAGGTAACATTTATCAGAAATCTTCTTAGTTGTCTCGACATTCATTTACCCGCTCCTTCTCTTGCTCTTCTTCCCAGTCTAGGACTGCTGTTGCTAAGTCTTCAATGCGTGCCTGTCGTTCTTGCTTAGTCATCGCTTTACGCTTCCTTCCCGCGTACTGGTTCCACCCGTCCATATCTACCTTCATGGCGCACCCTCCTCAAATAGCGCATTATATACCCGCATTATGTCATCGTCATCCGACGCAAAGTGTAGACATGTGTGTGTTGTGTGTTCTGTCTCGACTATATCCCTGCTCGGCCATGCGTCTTTGTTGTACTCGGAATCTGCCATGTCTCTTTGTGTGTCGCATTTCCCGTTGTTTAGACACTGATAACAATATACGACTACAAATAATCTATGCTCTCTACCGTTTGAGAATATTTTTGACGGCTTGTTCATCCCGTCACCGCCTCCAGCATCCCAAAATTAACCCACCCGTTACCCACATACGCCCACGTAACGCCGTTCCCGTCCACCGCCAGCGCGGACACGTTGACCTTGCCGCCCTTTGGCACCCATCCCCGTTGACGGCTCTTGCCGTCAGGGTATTCACGGATGCGCACACGTCCGTTTGACACGTTGGTATATTCTCCGTGCAGTTCCGGGTCGATGGTCAAGTACTCGGTTTTGAGCCATCCTGTGCCCCATTCGCTGCTAACCTTGCAATGCGTCCACCCTTTTTGGTTGTATTCGGCGATGACCGTCTGCCCCGGTGCAACCAACCCGACAATAGGCGCACGTGTTGACGGCTCCCTCCTGACGTTAAGGTCATCGCTGACGGTCGTGCAGGTCATGACAGTTTCGGCTTGCGCGGTTAGCGTGATAAACGTTATCACCATCGCGATAGAGATGACCGCCGCGAATATTGCGGCGATTAACTTAAGTTTGTCCAATTGGTTCATTTGGTTGTCCTCCTTCGTTTTTTCGGGCTTATTGCCCGGTTGCACCGTCCTTGTATCTATTGCAAATTTCTGTAACCTGTTCCGCTGTCAATCCTGCATCTTCCAACGGACCTATGATTGCTCGCACCATCATCCCTACTATGCATGGGTCTTCCCCGCCTATTTCCTTTGCTTCATCTGACCATTCATATATCCATCCAACCTCTGATTCGTCCCTTACCTTGACCGTCAATCTGTTTGCAATCATCTTTCCCTCCATCGTTACATGTACTTTGAATGCGAATGCTTGACAGTTTCATCTGCCATCATCGCATATAAAAGTGTTGTGTCTATTGATTCATGTCCCAACATAACCCTAACCTGCTCTATAGGCATCCCGCGTTGTATCGCCATAGTCGCCGCTGTTCTGCGGAACCTATGAGGATGCGTATTCGATACTCCCGCCCTTCTCCCGATGCCCCTAACAATGACCTCAAAACAACCGACACCAACCCTGTACCCATATTTCTTGCTACGAGCATTGCCTTGCGCGTTTGCTATGATAAGCGGTGTGTAGTCGTCATTTCTTTCGGCTAAGTAGTCGTTTATTCTCTTTAACGCTTGCGGGTTAAGATAACAAATCCTCTGCTTGTCACCTTTGCCGGTCACAATAATCTCATTGCCGCTAACATCGTCCCTGTTTGCGCCTTGCAGTTCGCCCGCACGCATCCCGGTGCTGAGCAGTACCTCAATGATTGCCCTCTCTCGCCTGTCGTTACACGCATCTCGCAGTTCTTCAATTTCCTTGCCGGAAAATGGTTTCCGTACAACCTTCGGCTTTTTAATTGCCTTAATTTTCAACATCGGATTTTTCGGTATGTACTCTTCGATTGCCAGCCATGCGAAGAATGTTGATAAGTTTCTCCGCTCGTTATCAATGGTCGTTGCCTTGACTCCTTTCCGCATTGCTATGAAATACCTTATGTCATTGGCCGTTATTGCTTCAAAGGGTTTTGGGAACATTCTCATAAATTTGTCGATTGTATATTTGTACTGCTCTAATGACCTCTCCCTTAGCCCCTCAACCTTTTTCGCGATGAAAAACAACTGATATGCTCGAATATTTTGGTTGTACTCAACCGATAAGTCCGTACATTGCATTTCTCGCCTTGTAACATCGTACCTGTAGATGACTTCGTATAGAGTTTGCTCGACAGTTCGCGCTTGTTCGGAACTAAGCGCCGATGCGATTGATATCATGACTTCGTTCGCGAAATCTTCAGCCGCACTCATTCCTTGCTACCTCCTTGGCACCGTATTCCTGTATCGTCACGGTCACGCCGGGTTCTTCCGCGTAGTACTTCATGACCAGCAGGGACGCGACTTGTTTGTCGTCGTGGTATGCGTAGTTATTTAACGAGTCGAGCACTCCTTTGGCTAAATTATCGATGTCATTTCTGGTCGGTATCACGCGCCCCGCAAGCATCGCCTCGCGCTCTTTCTTAGTCGCTGATTTCGGGATTCCGAACTGTGCGAGTATTGTCACATTCACCGGTGATTCGCCGAAGTAATGCCCACATTGAGCCTTGTATTCCATGCGTACAAGGTTCTCGTACGCTTTGGTCTTCTCCGGCGTATATGTCCACGTAGAACCGCCGCTCCTGACCACCCTCGGGCGTTCTTTGCCTACCGGCTCACCCTGCACGGTGAACATGACCTGCTTGCTCATAACGCACCTCCTAACTCCATCTGTACGCCGGAAGGCATATCGAACTTCATTGCACGCTGTACATGCATGTCTTTCAGCATTATTGATTTCGCCGCTCGGTATATATCCCGGCTGACCTCAAACCCGTAACTGTGCCTTTCCAGTTCGTAAGCAGCTCGAAGCGTTGTTCCGCTTCCGGCTACCGGGTCAATCACGACATCGCCGACGTCCGTATAGAGTTCTATCAGCCGTTTCAGCAGGTTCACGGGTTTTTGAGTCGGATGGATTTTAGGCACATAATCATCTCGGGTGTAGTTCATCCAATTCAGCACCATGCGCCCGTCATTGCGGAATTTGGGAAGCTTGTTTCGGTACAATACAAGTGCGTATTCTGTGCCGCCAACGATTTTCATGTTTGCCTTTAGCACCTGCGGCGAAGTTTGCTTGATAAATACTAGCGGAATGTACTTCGTAAATCCGTGCTTGCTTGCAAGGTCTATAATCATCGCCTGTTGCTGATACGCGCAGAATATAATCATGCACGGTGCCGAACTAGTTTGCTTTGGCTCCGGCTTGAGTAGTTTATGACAAAAGTGGAAATACTCAACAAGGTTAAAATTCTTGTCCGTTGCGAAGAATTGACTGTTAGCCTTATCGCTTTCGCCTTTGGAGTTGTCACCGGCGATGTACCATTCCGGGCTTGATGCGTATGCATTGTTCCCGAGGTTGTAAGGGATATCCGCGATGACAAGCTGTGCCGGTGGTATGGCATACGGCTTGTAATTCTGGAAATTGTCATGGTACAACTCGCATTTTACAATTCTTTCCCGTTCGTCTTTCATAACCCAAACCTCGCAATCAGTTCCGCCATGCGCCGGTTGTACTCCTCGCACGACCGTGATTCTGCCGTGATAATGGTCTTCTGGTACTCGTATTCAGCCCAGTTGTTAAACGTTCTCCCACCACAACGACATGCTTTCTGCATCTGCGTCTTTCTCCTCGCTTGTATTCGTTTTAATGCCGCCAAAATTAGACATTTGCACATCTTGCCAGTTGTACGTACGGCGTTCATCCGGCGCGTTTAATAGACGTTTGCTTTCACGCTCAAAGAATAGCCCTATCAGCGTATCTTCGACGCCTAGGTCGCGGTTCTTCATGACTTCAAGCACGTTAGTGTAATTGAAATACTGTTCGGCTTTTCCCTTGTCGTAGAACTCTTTTGACAGCCGGATAAAGTCGCTGTTCACGCGGTGCATCATGAACACGTTGTCTGCCGCGTTCGTCAAATCGGCAGTGCCGGATATGTCGGCTTTGCGTAAAAACCCGGTAGGCTTGCGCGGGTGACAGATGAAATGCACATGCACGTTCCGGCGTTTCGCCATCTCCGCGAGCGCTAACGCTATCACGCTCTGCTTGTCCCATTTGTCGCCCGGGACGTCGGATAGGTCAAGGCTCATCAAGTTGTCGATGATAACGACGTCAGTGTTATGCTGTTCGATGTGCGCTTTAATGTCAGCCAGAACTGCCGCCGCGTTAGACCCATAATCGTTGTTGTATAGCCATAGCTTTTCGCCAGCCCACCGGTCTATTTTCTCGCCGGTTTCTTTCGGCGTGTAGTAAACGCCTTCATGCTCCGTTGATTTGTTGTATAGCTTCCCTGCGGCTTGCAGGTGCAACCAGTTTTTCATGCGTTTGTCCGTTAGTTCACCGCTGAACATCGCGACGCGGAACCCACGGTTGATACTTTCGAGCGCTATCATGCTCATCATAGTTGACTTTCCACTGCCGTTTCCGCCTGACCAAACAGACAGTTCGCCTTTGTTGAACCCTATCAAACGCTTATCCAATGCGTGGATGCCGGAGGGAACGCTCACAATCTGAGACCGGTCATATTGCGTGATGTCGGTCAGTTTTAGGAACTTCGGCGCGCCCTGTTCCGCTACGCTCTGCGCCATCAACGGCTGTGGTCTGGTTATCCGTGCCGGTTGCTCCTTCGGGTTGTACGCGCCCGGCTCGAACTTCAACCGCACATCCTGCCACCTGTAGTTTTGGCAGGAATTGTGAAAACAGTGATACGATAACGCGCCGCTGTTAAGCGCGATGATAGCCGCATCCGGCGCTTTGTGGCTTGAGTCGAATACGCACTCTTCCAGCACGTACTTTGTTCCCTGCGAGCAGCTTGACGTTTTGGCTACGTGTATGCCGTGCTTGGCGAGAAACGCGTCAATCTCGAACGTTTTGTTGTAGTTCGGCGTTTCCGGCTTCGGGACTAATGCCGCGACTTTTTTTATAGATTCGGCACTGTTTGCCGCCAGTGCTTCGGGTATGCTTAACAGCTTGCTTTGCCTGTGCGGCCGTTCCGGCGTATTCGCGCCCTTGCTCGCCATGACGCCATATAGCTTCGTGATTCGCGCCGCGTTGTATACCGATGTGTCGATAGATACATGCTCATCCGAGAAAAGCATATCTAACGCCTGTAGAAACGATTTTACAAGGTCGGTATTCTGCGGAGTGTTGGTCATGTGCGCCCGGTAAAGTAAGTGATATCCGTTGCCGCTATCGGCAACTACCGGGTCGGTAAAACCGGTATTGCGCAAGTATGCGTAAATGCGCCTTGAAGTATGCAATGCCTTTTCCTTTTCGGCATCGGTTGCGCTGACGCCGGATGCCCGCGCCGGGTCGGCATCAACAAGTATCCAAGCCCGGCTGTCGATGTCATTGTCCGACGTCGCCGCCTTTGGCTTTACAACAAGTTTTTCGCTTTGGTCGCGGCTGTAACATGCTTCGTTTATGCTGTTAAGCACAAAGTAATACGTTTCATTCGGTCGCTTCTTGATGTCCGCTAACAACCGGGTTGCGTCCCTGTAGTACCCGCTCATCGGCTGGCTCCCTACCGAGCGTATCTCAATCAATTCACCCTTGAACACTTCAAGCGTTCGGGTTATCTGTGCAATGTCAATCAATAGTCTTCCCCCTTCGCCAATATCATTGGCCCGACTCGTACATACCCCGGGTGAACCGGCTCGGATTGATGCCATTTGGCAGAATCGCTGATAACGTCATCTTCCCAACGCCTATCATTCAGCCACTTCGCCGGGTTTGGGATGAACGTGCCGCCTTCTTTTCGCCACTGCTCGCTATGCTTTTGGGTTTCTATAGCGCTTAACATTTGCTCATGCAGTTCTTTTGTCGGCTTGCGTTTCGCATACGCTTTCTTTGCGGCATCCTTTGCGGCCTTTTTCGGGTAAGCCGCCCAGAACTCATCAAACATCGAATCGACCAGTAAAGTGTTCGTTTTAGTATTAGTTTTAGGTATACCTTTAGGTATACCATTAATAGCGTCAACTTGTGCGTCAACTTGTGCGTCAACTTGTGCGTCAACTTGTGCGTCAACTTGTGCGTCAACTTGTGCGCATGTGATACGCGCAAATTGATTTATTGTATATACCGCACTCTGATTTCCTGCACGTTTTCGCCATTCAATCAGTCCCTTTTGCTGGAGTTCGTTGCGCGCCAGTTCAATACTACGCCTTGATACGCCACCTGTTTTATGAGACAGCACCGATGTGGCTACTGTAAACTCGTTTTTCCAGAAACATTTGTTGTTGGTATGCATCAGCGCATACCATGTCAACACGGCGTTTGCGGAAAGTGTGTTTGTTTCGAGCCAATCATAAAAAGCGTTGATTTCGCGCATGTAGTTCATGAGATTTACTCCTGTCCCTTCTCCTTAACTTCAATCCTGTCCTTGCACTTAACCATCCATCCGGCGACCTTATCCACATCGCCGGGATTGAGATAAATAACGTCATGCTTTCCGGCCGGGTTCTCTTGGCATATAATGACCTGTCCGCCGTCAACAAATACGTTTAGTTTGTAAGCTTGCTTTGCTTTCGTCACCATGGTTTAGCTCCAATCCATCGCCGGGCGCCCTCGCTTGAACGCCCGGCGTCATCATCGTTATACCGTTGGCGTCTCAACGGGCACCGGCTCATTCTCTTCAGAAACTTCATAGTCCGCATCGACAGGCAGGATTTCGCCGGTATCGGTGTCTACGTTCAGAACTGCCGTATCATTCACGACCGCCTTCGCGAAGTCTGACTTAAGCGGCGCGTACTTCAACGCTTTGACAAGCACGGTTTTGAGCGCCATTTCGTCGAAGTTAGTCTGCCAAGGTCCGGAACTGTAAGCCTGTGAATAACGTCTCGCGTGCTCGTCCACATCGTCACGGCTCATGACGGAGAACCCATAACCGCCATTGACCAGCTTAAACATCGCGTAATAAGCGATTGCCTTCCCGCGATTCGTCGTTGCCGGCTTGTGAATAAGCACCGGATTCAGCCCGAGTTCGTATTCAAACGCGTCGTTCTCGTACACCGCATGAGCCTGTACGATGGATACTTCGCCGGAACGGTACGCAAGGTCGATAAGACCCTTATATCCGGTTTGATATGAGCATTCCCATATACCGCCCTTCTTACCGTTACGGCGCGGTATAAGATACGCTTGCCCGAGCGGCGTATTCGGCTCAAGTCCGAGCTGCGCCGCGTTCATAAGTGCGCCAAGGAATGACTGCGGCGTACATTCCGCCAGCTTCGGATTGTTGGATACCGCCGATAGCGCGATGCGCGTGAACCGTTCCGGCGTCATTACCGAAGGTAACGCTTTAGCGATTTCACCGCTCATCGAATTGATATAATCCCGGATTGTCTGCGGTTTCTTTGTTCCGTTGGCGACCGCTGCCGCCTGTGATTTCTGGATTAGGTTTGATTGTGTCATGGTCTTTACTCCTCCGTCGTTTTTATTCTTAGTACCGTGTACGGCTTGGGCGTAACCGTGTACGCCGCCTTGATAATGGTTTGCATCCTTAACTCGTAGCCATGCATCAACCCGGTTGACGCATTGCCCAGCATCTGCCGCAATGAGTTGTTAATTGTGTTGATAGCCGTATCAACCTTGAGCTTTTGCACTTTGAGCCTGTCCAATTCGTGTATCAGTTCCTCCTTCCCGTATAACAATGCGACCGGCGCGTTATCGTCCGTTGGATGCACCGCGTTTAACGCCGTTTTCGTGGCGTCTGAGCCGTCTATCGGCGGCGGTATGTTATCCTCTACCATCGCCCAAAACTCGCGTTCCGCGCCTATTAACGCGTCAATCTCGGCTTGCTCAACGTACACCGCGCCATCGCACCATTCCGGTGTTACGTCATCCTTGATGCGCGTCATCATGTACACATGGAAAGCGCGGTTAAGCACCAACACCGCAAGGTAAGCGCGCGGATAGCCGGTGACGGTCAACCCATGCAAACATTGAGCGTAATACATTTCCGGAAATACGCCGTGCGTGAATTTCTTCTGGTTCAAGGCGCTGGTCGTCTTTACTTCGACAAACGCGCTTTCGCCAATTACTTCACGGTCAAGGTTGACCGCCATGAACTCATACACTTCATGCCCTATCATGTACGGCGCACGCCTGACGCGTTTACCGGAACGCTCCGTAAACCGTTGTGCTCCGTATGCCTCCAACTCACGACCGGATTTAAGCGCTTCGTTATCTTCTTGTTCCGGCAATAGCCCGCGCTTATCCGCCCATACGCTATACGGACTGTTGTACGGATTGAGACCCAATATCGCACCGGCATCACTACCGCCGATATACCCGCGCCGGATTTTGAGCCATTCACCACGCGGTAAATCTTTGACCGCGACTATCTTTTTAGGCACCTTGCTTCACCTCCGTCATTTCCGTACTTTGGTCTCTTATAATCCGTTGCAACCGCTTGAGCCTTCTCAGTTCATCCGTGAACGCCGTGTCAAATATCTCCCAGATGTACTCATCCGTTACCTTCTCCATTGAGTTCAACGCTCTGGACATAATGTTGTAACGTGCGCAAAACTCGCCCTTAATGCCGCCAGCGTGGGAACTGCGGTATTCGTAGTTAATTGCCCGGAAGGCGGCAGTAAATATCCCGCGCTTTTCTGCCGCTCTTGCTACCGCCCTGTCATCAGCCCTGCGGTACTCGCCCACCTTAACGCCCATCTCGGCACCTCCGGCAATATTCACGCCCTCGCGGGATGTCTCTACCGCACACCAGACATAGCACCGTGTCGCTTAAATCTAGTGTCTTCGCCCTTCCTAGGTCTGGAACGGGGTGCGACCGGTTAAGGTCGTACCCGCGTATCGCTTGCCTTGTCCTGTTTCGTCCCGTGTATACTTGACTTGTTACATCTTGCATGGTATTCTTCTCACGTTCTTTCTTCGTTTGCTCTTATGCGTGTCATGGCGCATAGGAGCTTTTTCATTCCCACCGGTCTTCATCCGGCGCGAATGCCGTTTCCATCTGGAACCCGCAATAGTTCAACAGTTCCACTGTGGTCATGTCATTCAGGCAGTCGTAACATACGTAGCTTCGGATTTCCGCGTATGAGTCATGATGATAGATACCTTTTCCGCACCGGTCGCATGTGTATACCGGCTTTTCTTCTTCCACCCACGGCGGGTTCGGATTGACCGCTAACCCTGTAATGTCATACATCGTATTTTCTCCTTTCTAGTTCGGGGTATCTTACCTCGCCCTTTTTTAGTTTCCGGTTCTGTTGTTTCATCCAGTAGTTCGGATTCGGCACCCTGCGCGGCGGTTCGGTCTTGCGTGTCGCTAGATACGCCTGTAATGCGGCTTCCGTTATCCGTAACACCTTGCGCTTCTCGCCGCATCCGATGTCTACCGCACCCGCCAACACCATGACCCTTGACGCGGCGACACGTGATACCTTGAGCTCCCTTGCTACGTCATACGCCGTCATGTAAGTTGCCATCTTGTCACCTCCCTTCGTAACCCTCGCCTTGCCCTCGGGTTTGTCCCTAGTGTTCCGATACGCCCGTAATAGATTTGTTAAGATTCTTACTGTTGCGTCTGGTGCGACACTAGGGTTTAACATATGGTTGGGTTAACCCGTCTTTACCATCTCCTGCGGTATCGGGTCGAGCAGGTCTTCAATCGAACAACCAAGGGCAATCGCAAGTTTTTTTAAGACAACATACCCGGCGGATTGCTTGTTTTTAACCTCTAACCTGCTGATGTAAACTTGGCTGACTCCGCTAATCTCTGCTAGCTTGTCTTGCGTTAACCCTTGACGCAACCGCATCTCGCGCAATTTCATGCTTTCACCTCCTTTAGTGTGCCTCTCAGTCACTATTATAGTACCTGTTTGGTACTATGTCAATAGTATTTGTGACTTTAAGGATATTTATTTCCACGTACCACATTGGTACTATTTCATGGGAGTGATAATGTGCGATTAAGAGAATTGCGAGAAATAAAAGACGTCACACAACAAGAAGTTGCTGACGCTATTGGTGTATATAGGGAGCTTTATGTCAGATATGAAAACGGAACTAGAAAGCCGCCGTATCCTAACATTATAAAGCTGGCTGACTACTACGGTGTTTCAACAGATTATCTATTTGGCAGGGAAATGAGCATAGAAAATTGCGTCCCTCGCACAAAAGAGAAACAAGATTTTATAGATTTAATCGAAAACTTGCCAGATTCTACTGTTAACCAACTTTTAAAAATAGCTCGGGATGTTCTTCGGATGCAAGAGCAACAAACAGAGCAAAATTCTCATCAGTAAGTTCATCAATTATTCTAGTCAACTCGTTCATCCTCTTACCCTCCGCGTGTGCGAACAAATGTTTGTGTGTAGAGTGTAGCACTAAACGCGTCCCGATACAATACCGGACGAATGGACAGTAAGAGCGTAACGCCATATAATTAATAGGGGGTGATATAAATGGCAAAGGTTCAAGATGTGGCGAAGTTCTTTATAGACTTGTCCCAAAAGCAAAGCAAACACCACTGTGGCGATTTAATGACGAATCTGCGGTTGCAAAAGCTACTGT